GTGGCGGAACTATTTACGGTTATACCAACTTCCCAAGCCGTCTAACTAAGACAATGACGGCTCCTTCAACCACTAATCACAAGACGACTGTTTCAGAAATCTTGGCTATGAAATCTCAAAGCCAGACTGCGAAACACTTCGGCCCGTGGTTCTGCTACTGCTCAACTAGTTGGGATCAGTACATGGATGAAGATTATGAAGTTGCAAAGGGTGACAACACCCTTCGTGATCGTATTGGAGCCATTGACGGGATTGATCGTCCAAAGACTTTGGACTTCTTACCTGCCAACACTCTTGTTCTCGTTCAGAAAAGTTCTGATGTTGTCCGTGAAGTTATCGGAATGGACATCACAACAGTTCAATGGGAAGCTAAAGGCGGAATGGAACTGAACTTCAAAGTTATGGGGATCATGATTCCTCAGCTTCGAAGTGATTTCAATGGAAACACTGGAATCGTTCACGGAACGCACGCTTAGTGATATTTGATTTCGGGTGGTGGTGCTTATCCATCACCACCCGATTTCTTTTTATTTGGAGACTAAAAAATGAAATTCAAACTTGTAATCGGATCGCACTCAGATATAGAAAACACCTATCAAGCTGGAGATGTAGTTGAATCCGAAATTGATCTTGTGGCTGTTTTCGGTGAGAAGTTTCAAAGCGTATCAGATGAAATCGAAGTTCGATTTCCATCCGAAGAAGTACAAGAAGAACCCGTTGAAAAAGAAGTACAAGAAGAACCCGTTGGGGAAGATGTAACAAATCAATTCGATGTTTCAAATTTCGAAGATGGTTTGAAAGTCTTCAAACGCAAACGAAAATATTTTGTTTGCATTGATGGCGAAGAGATCAATCAAGAAGGGCTTTCCAAGAAGAATGTTCTTCCGTTTGTTTCAGATTACTTCGGCTAAGTTCACACACATTGATGAGGTAAAGAGATCATGGCTCGAACTAATGCAACAAACGTAAAAGCAATTATTGAAGTTGACTCTTCAATAATTGTTTCCGATTCTGATCTTGATTCATTCATCAATGTTGCAAACGAACTTGTCACCGAAATGTGTACTGGTGCGAATGGGCCTGACACGGCTTATTCCGCCACTCGTTTGGAGTACATCGAAAGATGGCTGTCCGCTCATTTCTATGCCATCCGTGATCCAAGAGCTAAATCAGAAAAGGCTGGTTCCGTTGGTATCTCTTACGATACCAAAGTTGGAATGAATCTTTCTCTGACCACCTACGGACAACAAGCCATGATGCTTGATACCAATGGCGGCTTGGCTCGATTGGATAAAGGCAAGGGAGTGAATGTTGGTGTGACTTGGCTTGGCAAAGAACGAAAGACAACGAGTGATTCATAATGGGCATCATTTCAAAAATTAACAAAATGAAAGCGGTCTATTGGCCGCCTTCAGGAATTGATAGTTATGGTCGCCCCACAATGGGAACGGCTGTTGAACTTGATGTTCGTTGGGAAGATGCACATGAACAGTTTCTGGATGCCAATGGTGAAGACCAAACATCAAATTCAGTTGTTTATGTTTCCGCTGATGTTGCTCTTGGAGGGTATCTTTGGCTTGGTGAATTAGCAAGCAAACCTTCCGATCCCAAACTTGATCGCAATGCTTGGGAGATTCGCAAATATGAAAAGCTCCCAAACTTCAAAGCCACTGAATTTCTAAGGACTGCAATCTTATGAGTTCTGAAGAAAAGGGAAAAGTTTTTCAATGGTCTTTGATGGGTGAAGAAGACATTAAAAAACTTCTGAAGAATTACGATGAAAAATTGAACCATCGACTTGGAACTGCTCTGAGTCGTGTTGGCTTGTACATCAAACGAGAAGCACAATTAAGAGTTCCGGTTGATACTGGAGCATTAAAAAATTCAGCACGAACAAAAGTCACTCGAAGAAAAAATTTGAAATCAGAAGTCAACATTTCTTTCAATACGAATTATGCTGTTCATGTTCATGAGAACATAAGACAAGCATGGAAGGGACGGCCAAGAAGAGGGATCAACAAAGCTCAAAAGAGACGAAGAGGAACCTATTGGGATAATGGAGGCCCCAAGTATCTTGAAAGAGCTTATCGTGAAAATATAGCTGAGATAAAAAGAATACTCAGGGAGGCTATGGAATAAGAATGACAGTTCAAAACATTCCCGACCCACCAGCTAATATTGTCCGTCAGATTTTGATTGATGCTTCCGTTGGAATATTTCCAACCGGCTCTTCTTCAGATTCATGGCCGATTTATGTCTCTATGATGCCGGATCAACCAACGGTTCCAGATAACACGATTGCAGTTTTTGATACAACCGGAGTTGTCAAAGATAGAGCAACTAAAACCGGACAATATATTGAACAATTTGGAATCCAAATTCTGATAAGAGCAACCGATTATCCAACTGCTTATTCAAAATTCAAAGTAGTATTGGACGCTATAGATATTATAAAATATCAGAATAAGGTTTTTAATAGTACAACGTATAAACTGCATAATCTTCAACGATCATCCGCATTTTCTTTAGGTCAAGAAGATGATGTTCGGCGGAGACAAGAATTTTCAATCAACGCTTTGTTTTCGTTGACAGTAGTCCCATCATAATAGGAGTTTTTAGATATGACTCAAGATTTATCAACAATTACAATGGACGGCACGGGGGCACAAATCTCCTTTGGCGGTGCAAATCTACAGGAGGTGAGTATCTCACCGCCTTCCGTTACTGGTGGCGGTGCTTTAGAAGTCACCACACATCGAAATGGCACTTGGAGAACCAAAGCACCCAAGACATTAAAAGACTTAGGTGAAGTCTCCTTTTCCGCCGTTTATGATCCTGCCGAATTTAATACCACAGGTCTAGGCAAAGTGAATGTGAATCAGTCGATCACTGTCACGTTTCCAGATACGTCAACTTTGGTATTCTATGGATTCATTGATTCCTTTACTCCAGGCGAAATAACTCCTGGTGAATTACCAACAGTTGATGTGACAATAGTTGTCACAAATCAAGCTGGTGCTGGAACAACCGGTGGTGCTGAAACCGCTCCAGTTTATACTTCCGCTTAATTTTAATTTTTAGGAGACGAATTTGATGGGCGATAAAAAAGAAGTTTTGAAGTTTAGTTTGGCGTTGCAAACAATCGATGTTGAACTTGAGAATCCAGAGAACAAAGAAGTGGAGAAATTCATTCTTCGTGAAATGGATGGCGTGGCTCGTGATTCTTATATTTCATTCATTTCAAAACGAATGAAATCTGATTCAAAGGGCGATACCCAAGTTACAAACTTTGATGGTTTGCAAGCCAACCTACTTCATTCTTGTTTATTCCGTGTTACGGATGAAGGCAAGGAAACCGCTGTTCCAATGGGCACTATTCAGAAATGGCCTTCAAGAGTTGTCGGAGCTTTGTTTGACAAAGCAAAAGAAATCTCTGGCATGGATGATGATGCAGAGGAAGAAGCGGGAAACGACTAGAAGCTGGAGAAACAATTTGGTGGTTGATGCTTTGTGAGAGGTTAGGAATGACCCTTTATGAAGCTCAACGTCGAATATCCTCTAGCGAATTCACATTGTGGAAACATTATCTTCACACGGAACACACTCGGTTTCACCGTGAGGATTATTTGTTTGCTATGGTTGCGGCTGAAGTTCGAAGAACTATTGCCAAGAAACCCCATCAAGTTAAAGTTGAAGATTTTCTTTTGAAGTTTGGTGAACAAAAGAAAAGAGTATCAACATCACCAGAAAAAGAATTACGTCAATCACAAATTCTTTGGATGTCTGCCGTTGGGCTTGATCCAAAAGAACATCTTGATGGAGAAGAGTAGTGGCGACAGAAATTGAAAATCTGGTACTTCGAATTTCTGCTGATGCTAAGGCTTTGAAAAATGAGCTTGGTAAAGCTGAAAAGGATGTTGATAGTTTTGCTAAGACCGTTGGCAAAAAAATGCAATCGGTTGGAAAATCGATGGCTAAAGTTGGCAAAAAAATGTCCTTGTTTGTGACCGCTCCAATTGTTGCTGGTGCTACTGCTTCGATTGCCGCTTTTGCTTCTTTCGATGATGCAATGACTCAATCAACTGCGATCATTACAGATTGGGGAAATTCAACACGGCAACAAATGGAAGAGACTGCAATCGCTCTTTCTACTCAAGGGCCGCAATCGGCAACGGATTTGGCTCAATCATATTTCTTCTTGGCTTCTGCTGGTCTGAGTGTTGAGCAACAAATAGCCGCTCTACCTGCTGTTCAGCAATTCGCTACTGCTGGAATGTTTGATATGGCGAATG